CGGGTGGTAACAACTCAGGTGCTACTGGTGGTGTTGGTGGTTACGGATTACAGGATTTATACTGGTTGAGTGGTTACTATTTCTGTGGTGGCGGTGGTGGCGCGTCAGAGAGTGGTGGCGGTGGTTATGGTCGCGTTGGTGGTGGTAACGGTGCGTCCGGTGGTGGCGGTGCAGGTGGTAACGCAGCAAATTACGGATGTGGTGGCGGTGGTGCACGGAACAATGGTGGTTTTGGTGGCAAGGGTGGCAATGGCGGCCCTGGCCTCGTCATAATTAAATACAAAACAATTTAGAGGTTCAAATGGTCGTTTTCGGTTGTATTATTTTCATTCTGTTGATGGGGCTTCTCGGTAGGCTTTCAGGTAATGGTTTTGGCGCGTCATTCGGTATGAAATGGCTACCAGAATATCTTTTCGGAATACCATTCGGGCTTGCTGCTGCGTATGCCTACAACGGATTTGATGTGAATTGGTGGTCTGTGCTGATTTTTATCGTCTCAGCTGTCATTTCTGTGGCTGGAATGGAATCATCAACATGGTATTTCCTGCGCTGGAAAAAACACAGTGACCCGAACCTCACACGCGGTGGTACAGTCAAACCGATTGTGGATTTTTTTGCAAAATTATGCGGATATAAAATCGGTGACGAGGGATATGCTTGGATTGGCGCAGCTGTCAAAGGTTTTATCATTGGATTACCTGTCGGTGGAATTTTCACCGCAATTTTATGGCCGATTGGATATGAAATCGGTTCTCACGCAAAAGGCCGCGTTGAGAAATATGGCATCAAAGATTCACATGCTGTTTCTGAATTTATGAGTGCAGCTGGGGGTGGACTATCAATCATTATCTTTCTAATCTTAACAGGGGCGTTTAAATGACGGACAGCATTAAAGAACTTTTACACCAATCAAACACTGAAGTTGTTCAACTCAGCGCGAAAACAGGGATAGGCTTGGTCGGTTCGTTGACCGCGATGTCTATCAATGATTGGGCTGGTCTTATCGTTGCGATATTGACCGGAATTTACATGTGTTTTCAAATCGAGAGCGCATGGCGTAACCGCAAAGCAGCGAAACAAAATTTGAAAAACGCACAGGACGCATCCAAGTAATGCTTGATTTCATCAAAAACACACCTGTGGTTAAAAATGCGGCATTGGGGCTGGTCACAGCAGCGATGGTGTCCGCAGGTGTGTTCTTGGGGTTAGCTGACAATAAAGGCGCACCCATGACCGCTGAATTCGAAGGCACAGTGCTTGCGAACTACATCGATGCGGTCGGGGTTGAAACATGGTGTACGGGTGAAACCCAGATGGGACGGCTTGAGAAGGGTTATACTCGTGAATATTGCATGAAATTATTCGTGAAATCCTATTCGGTTTATTCCCGCGCAGTTTATTCATGCTACAACGACACAGCAAAGAAATATGTGACACCGAACATGCACGCGGCGTTTACTGACGTTTTTTTCAATGCTGGGGCTGGATGCAAATCAAATATGATCCAGTATTTAAAAAAAGGTAATCCAGTTGCGGCATGTAATGTCATATTACAATATAAAAACGCGGGTGGTCGTGACTGTTCAGTCAGATCAAATGGATGTTATGGGGTTTGGGATAGGCGTTTGAAGGTTTATCCGTTATGTGCTAATGATGCACAGGTCTTAATCTCGGGAGGTAAATGATGGGTACATTCGAAATCATTAAAATTGTATTAGCGATAGCTATTATCGGTTCGTTTTGTTATATTATCTATGATTATCGTCAGCTGAAAGCCGAAAATGTGCGGTTGTCTGATGAAGTAAAAACAGCGAATAGCACAATTACTGCGTTGGATAATTTAGCTAAAAAGAACACAGAAATTAAACAAGAGACTGATAATTTGATCGAGAAGATTGAGAAAGAGCCGGAAAAAAATGATGCGGATACTGCCCCTGTGCTTCTTAATGCTATTATGCAGTTGCACCAATGAGCCGAAGGCCAAACCGTCTGAATCATTGTTTACTTTTCAGGCATGGCCTCAACCGAAGAATTTAGAAAAACAAAGTGGTGTTGCAAAATACGTCACTCGTGGTAAATCTGCATACAACAGTTGTTCAGCAACTGTCATTGAACTTAAAAATATTATGTACCCTATTGAAAAAGAAAGATATTAATTATGATTAATTTAGGTTTAGGTGTAATGCTTGGTATAAATTTTAACCTTGCTACTGTTTCACTACCCGCACCAGTATCATCTTATGATTACCCAACCGTTGCAGCAAACGTAGGGTTGCCATCTGGTTTTACAACACTTCCGGCGACGGGATGGATGGCGGCTGTTTGTCGGTCAACGGTTAATCCAGTCGGCTCGGCAAATCAATCTATTTTAACGCTTTCAGATGGAACATCGGCTAATACATTCGGGATTCGGTATATTGCTACAACAGGAAGGCCGCAGCCATATATCCGTTGCAATAGCGTGTCTCAATCTGGCCCTGTTGATAATTTTAATTTTGTTCAAAACGTACAAGAACCATATATTTTAACTTGGAATAACAACGGTTCGACAATTGACTATAAGATGTATTACCAAGGTCGTGTGACTTCACGAAATACAACTCTTGCGGCATTTACTGCGAACTTCACAAGTTTTCATATTGGTTCAAGAAACGCAGGGGGAGACCCTATTACAGGGACTGTTTCTTACGCGGAAATTGGTTCTGGAACATATTTGACAGATATTCAGCTTGCGGCACTTGCTATGAGAATGGTTTCACAGCCGATTTTTGTTATTGGTGGAGGACAATCTAATCAAGCCAACTTTGTAGATGGTGTAGAAACATCTGCGCCATCTGGTCGTGATGCATTGATGTCAATATTAAACGCTACAACATCAAGCCAAGTTTTATATCTTCATGGTGCGGCTGGTGGTTCATCTGTTCTTAAAGATGCAGCAAGTTCTGGTGATTTAACTAATTATTGGTGGAATCCAGATACAAATTCAGCGGGGCCGATGCTTGGAGCGTGGTATGCAGTTTGTCAAGAAGCAGGGGTTGTGCCTAACGATGTGTTGTGGGATCAAGGTGAGGCGGAAAGCCACAAAATAGACCACCCATCATTTCCAACAGTCACACGAGCAGCATATAAAGCTGGAATGTTAAGTGTCTTTAACTGGATGCGTTCAAAAAACCCATTATTAAATGTGGGTATTGTTCAATTGGGTATTAGAACGAGTGGCTATACAAGCACATATAAGGGCATCCAAACCGTGGTGGATGTTCAGAATGAGATTATTGCAGAAAATAGCTGGGCTTATTTTGCGTATGCCAGACATGACTTGCAAGTTTTCACTGATGGCGTCCATTATTACGATGCGGCATACACAACAATGGGGCAACGTGGCGCAAGGGCCATTTTAAGACGTAATGGTGTTGTTATATCTGGGGGAACTCTTGGACCTAGATTAGTGTCCGCAACGCGCAGCGGTGTAACTGTGACAGTCAACCTTACACATGACGGTGGAACTGACTTCACACCAACAACAGGAATTGAAGGCTTTGCTTTTGTTCGAGATTCTGACGGCACGGTATTTACACCATCCGCCGCTGTTCGCGCAACTGCCACAAGCGTTACACTGACACTACCAAGCGACCCGTCAACGGCTGGTAAGGTATATTATATCTATGACAACGTAGCTATTTCAAGCCTATCCAACGTGCTTAAAGATAACGGTGCAAACGCACTACCTCTGCAACGCGGCTTTGTAAGTTGTAATTAAAATATGGTTAGTAAGAACACAGATTTTTCACATTTAACCGATGAGCAAATCAAACAAGAATTGCTCATCGGTAATCGTGTGTTGATGTTTCAAAAAGCGCGTGACAGTATGCAAGATTATTGTCATATTATGATGCCTGACACACTTGATCCTAACGATGTAACGAAAACTGAATACGATAAAGCAGGTCATTCTAAAATGCTTTGTGATATTGTTGAAAGGTTCGAGAGTGGAAAATCTCGACGAGTAGCTGTGTCAATTCCACCACAGCACGGAAAGACAATCCATTTATCACAATTAGGGCTGTCATGGATTTGGGGTCGTAACCCGCGCAAGAACATATTGGTTGTGACATACAACCAGACCCGCGCAGATGAGTTGGGGCATGAGTTCAGACAATTTGTGCGTGACCGACCTACTTTCAGACAGGTTTTCCCTGAAGTCGAGTTCCAAGCAGATGCAAAGTCAAAATCTTTCATGCAGAATAAAGCGGGTGGTAAAATATTTTTTATCGGTGTTGGTGGGACGATTACAGGCCGGACAGCCGACTATATTATCATTGACGACCCGTTTAAAGGTGATGATGATGAATTTACAAATGCACACCTTGAAAAAATTTGGTCATGGTTTTACAAGGTCGCATATTCTCGCGCATCTAACCGGACAAAAATCTGTGTCATTCACACACGCTGGAATGAGGACGATTTAATCGGTCGGCTTTGCGATCCTACGCATCCTGAACGCAATAAACGATTCAAGGGCATATCTGATGATTGGGAGTTTATGAACATCCCTGGGGTCATTAGAGACGAAAGGTTGGCAAACGCGCTGGGCTTAAAAATGACTGTACCAAAAGACCCAGCAGTGATTGAGCAATTTGGTGACAAACCATGTACTGCGCTCTGGCCTAAAGAAAAGTCACTAGAGTTCTTCGCGCAGTGGAAACGTGGTGATCCTTTGTCGTTCTCGGCACTGGTCATGGGATCGCCGTCACCTGAAAATGGTTCTTATTTCACCACGGACATGATTGTCGAATACCACTCGCACGAACTCCCCACAAATTTACGGATTTATGGTGCATCTGACCACGCAGTCAGCGAGAAGCAAAAACGAGATAAAACAGTGCTTGGTTGTGTCGGGATTGACGAAGATGACAATATTTGGGTTTTGCCTGATTTAGTATGGGATCAGATGCAGACCGACCGGACAGTTGAGGAAATTTTATCAAAATGTCGATTACATAAACCTTTTTGTTGGTGGATGGAAAGTGAACTTATTTCAAAATCATTTGGTCCATTCTTACGAAAAAGGATGGTTGAGGAACGTGTATATACATTGATTGATCCAGTGACACCGACAAAAGATAAAATGACCCGCGCACGCTCAATTCAGGGCCGGATGTCGATGAGAAAAGTATTTTTCCCTGCCTTTGCACCGTGGTTTGCAGATGCAAAAAATCAACTTTTAAAATTTGGTGCAGGTGGTTCAAATGACGATTTTGTTGACTGGTTAGCTTGGATTGGGTTAGGATTGACAAAAGAGATGGCAGCACAAAGCTATCGCCCACCTAAAAATCCAATTCCTAAGACTGGCACAGCAGCGTGGGTCATTCACGCAAGTAATCAGTTAAAAGCACAACAGAAAATGACATCCAAAGGTTGGTAAAGTAAAATGCTCGATTTGAACAGTATGATGGACACAGGCACAGCACCAGTTGGAAGCAACAGTGGTGTTGAACGAGATGAACCTACAATCGACCAAGGTGAGAAAGACAATGTGACCACTTGGCAGAAGAAAATTCTGGCAGCCAAGAAATATTTCAAAGACGATTATGACCGCATGCGCGAGGATATGAAACTTGCGAAGCAAGGTGCGTCCGACGAATGGGTCAAAGATGGTAATTATACCGTCCCAATTATCAATCGTTATATCAACCAAGCAGTTGCTGGATTGTATGCGAAGAACCCGACAGCAACAGCTGAGAGACGCAAAACACTTGACTACACCCTGTGGGACGGAAAACCTGATACAGCGATGGCTGCATTGCAGGGTATGATGGCAGGTGATATAACGATGATGGAACTTGCGATGGATATTGAGCAAGGCCGTAAACGTCATGAAATTTTGATGAAGATCGCCAAGACGCTCGAAATCGTTTTCGAATATTATTCCAATGAACAAAAACCACGTTTAAAACCATCAATGAAATCATTCGTTCGTCGTACAAAGACTTGCGGTGTCGGTTACATGATGCTCGGCTTTCAACGCGAATATGGTGAATTGTCGATGGATGAGACGGCAACACTTGCTGATTCACGAGACAAATTAGCTGAACTTCAACGAAGAATGGATGATCTGACTGACGATGAGATTGATTCGTCCACTTACGACCAAGAAATTTTTGAATTACAGAGTTTGATCACTGATATTCAGGCCAAAGAGAATATCATCTTGCGCGAGGGTCCTAAATTTATGTTCCCGCGTTCTACTGAGATTATCCCTGATCCGAACTGTACGCAGTTGATGGGTTTTATCGGGGCCGGATGGGTCGCTCGTGAATATCACAAAACACCTTCTCAAATCCAAAAATTGTTCAAGGTGGACATTAAAAATTCGTACACCCCTTATCGTGAACACGGTAAAGGTGAGATGGCTGAATATCACCGTCAAGCAGATGACGACAGCGATAAAAGCAAAGATAAAGCAGGTATGGTGTGTGTTTGGGAGGTTTACAATAAAGACCTTGAGCAGACATTCACGATTTGTGATGGATATTGTGGTTTCTTAGTTAGACCAAAAGAGCCTGATTATTTCATGGAAGGTTTCTGGCCTATCTTTGCTCTAACATTCAATGATGTTGAGCAAGAAGATGGTTTGTTCCCTCTGTCCGACCCACGTCAACTTCGACATGTTCAAGCCGAGTATAACCGTTCACGCGAATATCGTCGTATGCACCGTGAAGCGAATAAACCAAAATATGCAACGGTCAAAGGACGTTTGTCTGAAGAAGACAAAGATAAACTTTCAAATGCACCAGCGCATGCGGTCATCGAGTTCACAAGTTTGGGCGCAGGTGAGAAAATTGCCGATCTGATACAGCGTTTTGAGAGTGTACCGATTGATCCGGCACTATATGAGACCAATTCCGAGATGGAAGACGTTCTACGCACTGTAGGGGCACAGGAAGCTGATATAGGTGGTACATCTGGTGCAACAGCAACTGAGAGTTCAATTGCACAAGGAAGCCATGCGACATCGCTTGCGTCCAACGTGGATGACCTTGATGAATTCTTAACAGATGTCTTCTCTGCGCTCGGTCAACTTCTCATTATGGAATTGTCGGTCGAGACTGTCAAAGAGATTGCTGGTATCGGGTCAGTATGGCCTGAACTTGACCGCGAATCGGTTATTAAACAATTAAACTTGAAAGTCCGCGCTGGGTCATCCGGCAGACCAAATCAGGCCGCACAACTCGCAAATATGGAACGCGGTATGCCCTACCTGTTGCAGTTACCAGGTGTCAATCCTTATCCTCTGGCACATCGTTATGCTGACTTGCTTGAAATAAACCTTGATGATATTGTCATGGAAGGGATGCCCTCAATTCAAGCGATGAACGCCCAAGTGGGACGGGCGATGCAAGGTGCGGGTGGTCCAAACGATCCAGCTGCACAAGGGAATCAAGGTGCGACTAATCAAAAATCAACACAGACGAATGAGCCAGGCGCACAACCGTCATTTCAACAACCAATTGATAACATAGGAGCATAAAATGCCAAGAGTATATGGATATGAATACCAACCTTACGGTGCTATCCCAGCAGGTATTGAAAACATCACACCGAGCGACACCAATGAATTTGAAGGTGTTAAAGGTTTTATAGCTGATACCAGTGGAACAGTTTCCGTTGAAATGGAAGATGGTTCTACAGGCACTATTCCAGTGGTAGGGGGTCTTCAATATGCGTGCGCGGCAAGAAAGTTTAAGTCAACAGGAAATGTAAATGTTACAGCACTTACAATTTTCTATTGACACTTGTGTCGGGGTTTGAGATATTACAGTATAAATTATGAGCGTTGTGAAACGGTCATCACTTTTAATAGAAAGGCACGATATGGTTTCGCCAACCAAGGACCAGCAAAATGAAGTTTCGTCCGCTTCTGATGAATTGGACAATGATATTCCTTCTGAGGGTACGTCCACCTCAAATCCGTCTAAAGATGAGGCTTCCACCTTTGATGTCGTGATGAACGCATTGAAACCGGAAGGCGAAGATGAAGACGACGACACTGTTTCAGATAAGGTTGTAGCTGACAAACCAGAAGATGATGCGTCGAAAGATGGAAAATCTGAAGGTGAAGCTGATGAACCAACCGCAGATGAGTTGAAGGCTTGGAAGCCAAAAACTCGTGAGCGTTTTGAAAAACTGCAAGCAAAGCATCGGGATCTCTCAGAACGTCTCGTGCAAGCTGAAGAAAATGCTGGTCACTACAAGAAATTTGTTGATTTTTTAGATACCAACGGTATCAACCAAGATGAAGCAAATAACTTGTTCAGTATTGGCGCGTTGATGAAAAATGACCCATTTAAGGCATTAGAAGCAATCACGCCATACTATAAAAATCTGTTAGAGATTACTGGTAATGTTTTACCGTCTGATCTCGCACAGCAAGTGGCCCAAGGATACATGACACAAGCAGCAGCTGTGGAAGTATCTCGTGCTAGAGCACAGGGGAAAATAACACCTGTAATCCAGCAGCAAACTCAGCAAAGGCAGGAAGTTCGTCAACAGCAAAGCAATGTTGCTCAAATGCAGAATTCTATTGCTGCGTGGGAGCAAAAATGGTCAACATCCGACCCTGATTATAGTGTCAAAAAAGAACGCGTTCTCGACCGTCTTGAGTTGACATTAGCAAGGGCTGCGAGGAACGGAACATTACCTAAAACGGCTGAACAAGCTGTTGCGTTGGCGAATAAAGTAAAAACGGAAGTTGAAAACGAACTTCGTCAAACAAGACAGAAAAAACCTGTTTCGACCATTGATGGTAATAATGCCGGTTCTCAACATCAACCTGATCCTAAAGATACAAGAGAAGTGATTCGTAGAACGCTCGGTAAATAGTTGCCAATCATTTTATAGGAGCGAATCATGGCATTTACAGTACAAGAAATCGAGAACATCGCTAACGCGACCATCGATTACCACATGGATAAAGGGAAAATTTATTCCCAAACGATCCAAGATAAACCTTTGTTACAGGCTTTTGACAAAAAAGCTAAAACATTCCCAGCAGGTAAAGAATTTTTGACTGTTCGGGTTAAAGGTGAATACACCACAACCATTCAAGGTTTCTCTGGTGACGATTCTGTTGGGTACAAAAACCCTGCGAACATCAAACAAGCGACTTACCAATACAAACGTATCCACGCGGGTATTGAAGTCACATTTGATGAGTTGCAACGCAACGGTATCTCAATCAGTGACACTACAACTGGTCGTGGCGAAACACGTCACAGCGACCGTGAAGTAGCTGCCCTTGCTGATCTTCTTGATGACAAACTTGAAGATATGATGGAAGGTCGTGCACGCGGTATGAACACTATGTTCTGGCGCAATGGTGCTGCTGACAGTGAACTCGTCCCAGGTGTGAAGTCATTCATTCTTGCGAACCCAACATCAGCAACAATCGTTGGTGGTATTGACCAATCTACAAACTCATGGTGGAGAAACCGAGCAGTATTAGGTATCTCAACTGCTTCCCCTGCTTCTTCGACAATTGCACAAACTCTCCAAAAAGAGTTCCGTCAGTTGGTTCGTTTTGGTAGTCCAAAGCACATGATGTTTGCTGGTTCTGATTTCCTCGATGCTCTTGAAAAAGAACTTCGCGCTAATGGAACTTACACCCAAGATGGTTGGGCCAAAAATGGCGCGATTGACCTGAGTGTGGCTGATACCCAATTCAAAGGGAATACGATCTTCTTTGATCCGACACTTGATGATGAAGGTGAAGCTAAATACATGTACGCCTTGGATATGAACGCTATCTATCCAATGTATATGGAAGACGAACGTAACAAACGTCATAGCCCAGCGCGTCCACATGATAAATACGTCATGTACCGTGCAGTAACTGATGTTGTTGGATTGGTGTGCAAACAGCGCAACACATCCGGCGTTTACTCAATCGCTTAATCGACAGAAAGGAATAAATCATGTCTTTTAAAACAGTACAAGGTTTCGCAGGTTCTGCCGTAGCAACCAGTGGAACAATTACCTTCGCTTATCCAGCCGGAACAAACGCTGGATCATTTGCTGTCTTTGGTCACAAAATATGGGTTGATAAATTCCAAAAACTTTTGGAATCACCAATTGATTTTTCTGTGTCTTTTGGGGCATCAAATATCACTGTAACATACCTAGACCCAACATCAATTCCTGCTGGTTCACGTCTTAACGCTCAATTTAATATATTGGGTGAAGATGACGGCACAGCAGAAGTTAAATCACCAATAGCCGGTGTTCTTGATATGGCAACAGTACGTCTCAACCTTGGTGCACCTATCACAGCTGATGCTGATGGTGTGTGTGCTTCTCAGGCTGGTACAGCTGCGACAGCGATGACAATCAATGGTGCACTCACTTCTGGTGGTGTTGCAACATTCGATGTACCTCGTAACGTAGTTGCAGCATGGACTAACACAGCGACATTGACTGTCACAGGAACTGATGTTTACGGAAACGTAGTTAAAGAAACATCTGCTTCTGGTACGTCAATGGCTGGTAAAAAAGCGTTCAAAACGATTACTTCAGTCGTTCCAAGCGCGAACATTACCGGTGCGACTGTTGGGACGGGTGATGTTCTTGGTCTTCCTGTGTTCTTGCCTGGTACAGCTTATGTCTTGAAGGAACTTCAAGATGGTGCTGCGCCAACAGCCGGAACTGTAGTTGCTGGTGTTTCAACATTGGCTACTGCAACGACAGGTGATGTTCGTGGAACTTATGACCCGAACGCAGCTTGTGATGGCGCGAAAGTGTTTGACCTTATTGTTGCTCTGGGTGATCCAGATTACAAAGGTGTTGCACAATTCTCTGCTTAAATATATCTTGGGTAGGACGATGTTCGCCGCATCGTCCTTCTCTTTAACCCTAACTGCGAAAAGGCAATGAAAAATGCAGTATTATTCAGCAAAACTAAGACTAGCCGGAAGTACGATGAACGAGGTGCGTGATGTTTGGTCAGCACCTGAAATTCTTATTTTATACTATGTTCATGGTGTTGATGCTGTAACCGAAGTCAAAAAAGTTAAGACCGAACCAACTAATCTTCGTGATTATAAAGATTATTTGAGAGGAAAATACGACCCTGCTCTTGTCAAACGTGAACAATCCGTTGACAAAATATTTGGCGCGTTAGGTCAAATTCCTACTCAACTTCCTGATGATGTTTTGGAAATGTATGATATTGTGGATGAAGACGATGTGATAGCTGTTGCAAAAAATGTCACTAAAAATGACAAAATTGCACAATCATCTCATCAACCAATTTCACAAATTGAACAAGATCGTCTTGACACATTTGTCCCAGCAAACGAAATTGATATGAACGATATGGTGGACTAGTTTGGCACGCGGAAAACAGCTACAAGAACTGGTCGCTCAGCTTAGAGCAGAAACAGGCCGTACTCAGAATGTAGCTGTTGGCGTGAGCGAACTTGACAATTTGAAAGAACAACTTGCTCGTGTTCAGGAAGTTTTATACGACGAATATGATTGGCCTTTCCTAAGAGTTGAGAGGTCAATTACACTAAATGTCGGTCAACGATATTACGATTTTCCATCTGATTTAAACTATGATCGTTTGACGACGATCAAATTGAATCGTAATGGTATTTATACTGATTTAGAACACGGTATTACATTTAATGATTTTTCAATTTATGACAGCAATAATGATGAAAGATCATCTCCTGCCTTGAAATGGGATGTGCGGAACACAGGTGTTAAAGAACAGTTGGAAGTATGGCCTATCCCGAACGAAGCAGGTAGTATTCATTTCTTTGGTACGAAATCTCTTTCAACATTAGTTGCAGATAGTGACCGCGCTGATCTTGATGATAGGTTGATAGTGTTATTTGCGGCATCAGAAATGCTTTCTCGTCAAAAATCACCTGACGCACAAAATAAATTGAATTTGGCAAATAGCCGTTTATTAAAATTGCGTTCTAATTCACAAGCTGGAAACAAAACGGTACAGATTGGTTTGGGACGTGGACGGCAAAATTCTTACAGTGGTAAAACCGTTCTGGTCGTGAGGTAGTCATGCCTTATATTCAATTACAAGATGTCAGACAAGGTATGGACCGAAAACGTGACCAACGTGTTGTTGGTGAACTCGGTACAGCTTGGACAATCAAAAATGGACATATTTCTCGCGGTGGTGACATCCAGCGCAGAAAGAAATTCGTCAAACAGAATGGTTCTTTCCCATCAACCACATCTGGTCTATATGTCATCAATGAAACACTCTATACGACTGGTTATGACGCGGCACAGGCCGTAAACGTCCCAGCAGGTGTCACTCACCTTCTAACACAACATCCGACCCCTACCACAGCGATTGAACGCACATTATATGCAAAAGGTTTTGACGGAAAATTATACTCAATCATCGAATTCGCTGATGGAAATATTTATCATTTTTATGACACAACTCGTGTTGTTGATTGGGACACATTGGCTGCAAGCATTGGTTCTAATAATGCGTTAGCATCGGCACTTGCAAAAGCAATCGACAAATCACCAGTAGTCAGTGCGACCGCAGCGGGGCCTGTCATCACAATCACGTCTTCCATACTTGGGACGGCATTTACAATTACACAAAATACTATCAATAATGGGTCAAACGCTGACCAAACAATCACTCTCGTTGAAACGGTTGCGAACTCACCAGGTGTGGCGCAGGTCTATACTGCAACAATCGGTGGCACTTTTGAGCCAGCTGACCAGTTCACAATAACAATTAATGGTACAGAAATATACACTTTAACTGGTGGCGCATCTGGTACAGGTACTTCTGTTTTGGCATTTAAGAAAAAATTATATTCAACTGCTAGTTCAAACTTATATTTTTCAGCGTTGAACGGGCCTACACAATGGATCGCAGGTCTTGATTATGGTTTCATCAACATGGCATCACAAACGGCTGGTCAAGAGACATTGACGGTTGCTGAAGAATACCAAGGTTTGATGGCTATTTTCTCTCAAAATAATATTCGTATTTGGTCGATTAGTGAGGACAGCAGCGCAAACGTCTTTATTCAGACGTTACAGAATACCGGAACAATTTCACCCCCTTCAGTCGTCCCATATGGGTCAAATGATGTGTTTTATCTGGCGGCTTCAGGTATTAGGTCGATCAAAGCGCGTGATTCGTCGAACTCAGCATCTGTTTCAGATGTGGGTACACCACTTGACACCCATATCCGTGACTATCTTGCAACACTCACACAAGAAGAAGCACAGAATGGTATCGGCATGGTTGAGCCGATTGATGGTCGTTTTTGGATGGCAATTAAAAATCGGATATATGTTTTGTCGTATTTCCCGTCATCAAAAATATCAGGATGGTCATATTACGAAGTTGATTTTGCAATCAAAAATATGGCAAAAAGAGGCGATCAAATTTATGTTCGCGGCACAGACCCTACCGATGGTATTGATTATTTATACGTCTATGGTGGTATAGGAAATATTACCTATCCCGAAAAAGATGAAGATGTCTGTGTTATTGAACTTCCATATTTATCAGCAAATGATCCTGCTGGTAATAAAAACTTGATTGGTTTTGATATAGTTGGTATAAATAGTTGGAAGGTTGAACTGTTGCCTGATCCAAGTAATGACCAAGTGGTTCTTGATTTAGGTATAGCAACAGGTGTAACCTACGGTGATCCGCGTATCGGTGTTGAATCACTCACACCTTTATTTGGTCTTACTCTCACCTGCTCAGAAGCAGGTCCGGCAACGATGTCCGCACTCGCCATGCACTATAGTGGAACATTCGAAGCAGGATAAAAATCATGTGTATGTCAAGCGCACCAAAAGATCATTCAGCAGAAATAGCGCGTAAAGCCGAAGCTGAACGTCAAGCACGAATCGCCGAAGGTCAGACAGGTATCGACACTGCATTTGCAGGATTTGACGACCCATTTTATCAAAAATATCAAAATGATTACACAGGATATTACGAGCCTCAAATCAATGACCAATATAGTGATGCTGTAAAACGTCTGACGCTTCAGTTAGCACAGACTGGCAACTTGACCGGTTCGGTTGGTGCAAAACAACTTGCCGACCTGAAGAAGAATTACGACACTCAAAAATTGGCGATCACCAATCAAGCACTCGATGCGACCAATCAGTTGCGCGGAAATATCTCAACAAAGAAAACACAATTATATGCTGACAACCGTGCATCTGCTGATCCAGGTAGTGCGGCATCAGCTGCGGCATCAGCTGCACAATACTTACAACCGACTGCACCGACAAGTCCATTGGCGAATGTCTTCAGTGACTTCTTCAGCAACTTAGGAAACAATGCAGCAATCAAAGCACAGCAAGCGTATGGCCCGACCGGTGTTCAGACATTCGGTTCAAATAATAGGAGCAGCGTGAATGTCGTTGGTCGTTGAAACTGATCAAATTATTCGCAGACCTACAACTGAAGACATTGAATACATCATTCAAAATATACGCGATGAAGATGTTGAAGAAGTCAATGCGATGGGTGGTGGGACGGTTCGTGATGCGTTGATGTCAACAGCCAATCTTGAAACTAATTCATGGGTATGGGAGCGTGACGGACAAGTTCACGCGATCTTTGGTGTCAATCCCGTCCCAGATAGCAAAGGTATTGGTGTCGTGTGGATGCTTGCTACAAGATCGTTTGATGATCATTGTATAGCTTGCGCTATGGCGTGTCGTGCTGTTTTTGAAAAAGTAATTTCAGGATACGACTATATTTTCAATTATGTGTATGAAGAAAACAGGAAGTCAATCAAATGGCTTCAATGGTTAGGCTTTACAATTCGAGATGCTGAAGGTATTGGTATTGATGGTGCAAAATTTCATCGGTTTGAAATGGTGGTAAAAAATGTGTAATCCTGTATTTGTAGGTATGGCTATTTCAGCTGTGGCATCGGCTGCACAAGCAAGAGAGCAAAACAAAAATGCAAAACGTGCTCAAAACGCTAAAGACCAAGCATTTTCTGAAGGTATGACTCGTCAACAACAATATGCCGATGAAGCAGGTGCAAGTTTTAATGAAAATCTGGATACACAAGGTCGTACTGCTTTTGATGAAAAAGCACAACAAGCTGCTGACCAAACACAAAAGGCTTTCAATTCAATCAAGACACCTGAAACCGATTACAATAATATGGGTACTCTTGCCAGTACGCCAAATAATGTCGTGAACGCGATGAAAGATGCTACCACCACAGCCGATGCTAAAACACAACGTGATGTGGGTAATAACGCGAAATTGCAAGGTTACGGTGGTGCGATGTTCAGTCAAGACCTCGATCGCAGCCAATTCGCACGTTTGTTTGGAAACCTTCAAGATAAGGCATCTCGCGATAGCGCACTTATTCCATTGGATATGCAGTCAGCAGCAGCTAATTCACAAAAAACAGGATCACCATTATGGTCAATATTGAAAGCTGGTGGACAAGCAATGAGCATGTATGGTGCATCTGGCGCAGCAGGATCGCAATCATTTGGTAATCAGACAATTCAAGGACCATTACCTGCCTCTGGGATGGGACCTGGTGCACCAGTCACACAACCAGGATTATTCAGCACTATGAGAACGACTGCTGGGAGGTTATATACTAATGCCACGCGATAATTCAACAAATCCTTGGGGTGATGCTGCTAATCAAGCGGTCGGTGCAATGTATAAATATTATATGTCACAGCCAACTGCCGCTGACCGAGCCAAAATGGAACTGCAACAGATGCAGCTTCAAGAGATGCAACGCGGACAAGACATGGGTGAATTTACCATGCAAAACTTGTCGCCTGAAATCAGGAATGATTTGTATCGTCGTAAATTGCAGTCGTCAGGTGATACATCTGGCGCACAACTATTTGGAACATACGTCAACAAACCAATGCAAGTTGATGCGGGTGATGCGAAATATATCGTTGATGGTTCAACTGGTATGCCAATGCAAAAATATGGTATCGGTGTAGCACCTCAAACAACAATCGACAAAGAAAATGGTCGCGTCATCACGACACCGGCTGTACCCGCAACCAACCGTCCCGCAATGCCAATCGCTAACATGTTTGGTCAGCAGTACGGTAATGCAGATGATCCTATGGCTGCGTCACAGGCCGCAATTGCACAACGCAAATTAGAAGTTGGTGCTAACCCATATCAGAATGATATTGGGGCTGTTCCAATGAATATTGATGATGTGATTAACGCTCTTGGTGGGACGGGTGATTCACCAGTTGCGCCTATGGTTCAACCTACACCTCAACAACCAAGTCCAATGCAGTCACAAGCAGTTGCTGGATCAGGTGGTATGACTGTGACTAATTTACCAAGAACAGCGGAAGATATTAAACTTGAAGGAATGAAAAAATTCTCTAAAGGTGTCAAAACAAATTCATTAAACCAAACTGTTCAATCCGCGCTGTATAACATCGGTCAAGGTGGTGCTGGTGTTGGTACATACATGAAAGACATTCCATTGGTCGGTGGTCAGACAAAAGCTGCCAATCTTGAAGCTGATTTGAGCAAAATCACCAATGCGGCTGCGATTGATGAAATTGCACGTCTTAAAGAGGAAAGCAAAACAGGCGGGTTCTTCGGTAACTTGTCTGATGGTGAGCGTCAGGCCGTAGCCGATTCACAACTTGCAATTCGTCAGACGATGGACCCTAAAGAACTCGCATACCGTCTTGCAATGCACCAAGATTTAGTCAATGATATTGTTTACAACCGTGGTAAAACTGACCCTGTAACGGGTGAAGTGATGCCATTGGATGCAGGTGTACCACGAACAGGTTTACCAACAATCGACGATGTGAACAACGCGCAAACTGTTGAAGAACTGACTGCAATGTGGGATTCATTTAATAATATTCCTGCATTTAAAGGTGAACCACCTAAATTCATTGAAGATGCTCTGGTCAACCGTGTAAATGCTTTAAGAGGTGGTCAATAATGGACGCATCAATTCATCCACTTCTGCGCCGTGCCAATCAAGGTCTAAATGCTCAATCTGGTCAGGTCGCACAACAATCATTACCAATTGATGATCGCATTGCTGATGTTCAGGAACGTGATGCAACAACTGGTGTATTACCATACATGACAAACGCGATTAACGGTATGAATCGTGGCGCGACACAGGTCATGGAACTGCCATATAATATCATGAACAACGCGCCTAAATTAGTGAACCTTCTTCCTGGTGAACAGGGTATGGGAACACTTGACGAAATGGGTGCAAAAGTTGGTGGGCCAATCGGAAATCTTTTTGCTCGTCTCGGTAAAGACCCATTGATTGATTTTGTTGGTGAAAATTATCCCACAATGGATACCGTTGGTGGTATTTCACATCCTAACCCTGAGTATCCTGTCACAAACAGAGTGACGGAAGATATTGGAACAGGTGTTGGCACTATGGGTGCTAGCGCAACGATGGTTGGTGCAAAAGGTCTTGCTGGTATTCTCGGCAAATATCTTGGTCAACCGTTATTGAACTCCCCTGTAGCTAGCGTTGCAGGGGAGACCATGTCTTCCTTGGGCGCAGCTGGTGGACGTGCAGTGGCTGACAATTATGATGTTCAGAACCCTGTGGGACGGTTCGCGTTGGAGATGGCTGGCGGTATGACACCATCCGGTTTAATTGATGCTGGTGAAGCTGGTATCCGCAAAGCTGTATCTCGTGAAGGTGGTGATGTCACACTTCAAGCAATGGATAATCTTAATATACGTCCTTCCATCGGTCTGACAGGAAATCAAAACGCATCTACACTTGAAAATGCCGCTGCAATTTTACCATTCTTCGGATCAGTTTCAAAGAATGTTCAGACAGGTCAGGTTGACCAATTCGGCGATATTGTTAAAGATACTGCTTCAAAAGTCCGTCCCGCAGGGGCCGTCTCTAAAGCTGACGATATGATGATTGGTGAGCAAGTCCGCGACATTTCAAAAGATGGTCTTGGTCGTATGAAATCAAATTTTGGTCAGCGTGAAGATGCGTTGATGTCGTCTATTGGTGCACGAACACCGATTGATGTGACAAACACTCGTAAAGTAATTGCTGACATGATCCCGACTGTTGATCCTGAGATGCAGAGTGCGTTGAAGCATGAACTTGATCTTCTTGACCAAATGGTGATCAAAAATAAAACAACCACAATGCAACCAACAGCAAGCAATGTTCTTGACGCAAACGGTCAACCAATGATGACCAATGCACCTGTTGAAAGCGTGACAGCGACAAACACCGTCCCGTACGAACAGTTCAGGTCATGGCGCACGAATGTAGGCCGCAGAACTGATCAACCAAGTATCAAAGGTGGTCAGAGCAAACAGCTTTATAAAGGCATCACAGAAGACCTCACAGGCGCAGCTGATAAAGCCGGTGTCGGTGATGATTTCCGCACGCTGATGGCTGACCAAGCTAAAGCACACGATGATACTTTGCGTTTATCTGAAGGTGGTGATATTCCTGCCATGCAGAAGATTTCCGAATCACAGGTCGAAACTGGTAAAAATTATTTCAACCAAGCGATTTCAAACCCCGACAGAGTTTCACTGTTGAAGCGAAATGCAACACCTGAACAATGGAAGCAATTTGCTGGTGACACGCTTGAATACCTCGGTGTCGCAAAAAATGCCGCGCAGGATGCATCAGGTGAAGCGATTAGTCCAAACACGTTCCTCACAAACTGGAACAAGATGGACCCGCGCACCCGCATCATGCTATTTGATGATGGTGAAGGCACACTGGAAACATTGACTGACCTTGCGACCGTTGCTGAAGCAATGAAATCACGCGGTAACTCGTCCAACTTCTCGAATACAGCGGGTGTTGGTATGTCCGCTGCTGCTCTTGCGAAGGCTGGTGGGGCTGTGTCAGCTGCAGGTGCAGGAACTGGTATCGGTGCAGCTGTCGCTGGCCTTCCTGGTGCTGTGGCTGGGGCTGGTTTGACCTATGCGACCGTCAAGACACTGATGTCTGAAACATTGGCACGTTGGGCCGCGAAACAGGGTGTTCCACTCAAAGATAAGATGATCACCAAAGCTGGTACGAGTGCCGCGAAAGCAGCTGAAGACGAATCAGAGAAAGATGGCACAATGCGCTTGATTGTGCGACCTTCGGATCGTAACAAACAAGTTCAGCCTTAAACGCTCTTAAAAAATTTTGAAAAATTGAAATCCATGTTGGGAATTCCCATTGACATCATAATCAATGTCGGGTATTATATCCTTAGTTACTGAAAAACAAGGATATTTAAAATGACCCAAATAAATTGCCCTACCTGCTGTCGCGTTGTAGATAGTGTTTTTGACCATGTTGATGAAGATTGTGAAACATGGGATGAAAAATCTGACGTTGATTATTTGCGAGATTTATCTGAAAGATTAAGAGAAATCCCCGTCATGTATGGAATTGACGGTTACGATATTGACCGACTTTCTAATATGGCAACAACTCTCGAACTTTCAAAGATGCACGAATAATGCAATGGATCACAACACAAAAAGCTGCCGATGAAATTGGTGTGACAATTCGCACTATTGAAAGATGGCGCGAATCAGGTGTGCTGATACCCGCACAGCGAACTGCGGGAAATCATTCAAGATATACGGAAGAACAGATATGCCAAATGAAATTAAAAAGGCAACTCGAACTTATGATGTTGTAGGATTATTGTCACAGTACAAAGCTGAACACGAAGTTGTGGCATGGAAACGATTAAAATACGCCATACAAGCCCTTACAGGGTATTGGATGGGGAAACGTGTCACCGACATCAATATCCCCTCTTGTCGTCAATACACGGCCTTCAGGATGGATCAGGGAGTGTCTTTGAGCACCATTGCAAGGGAACTGACCTGTCTTCGGGCAGCATGCAACCACGCGCATCGGTGGGAACGTCTCGACCGTGTACCCAGCTTTGAAATCCCGACAGACCTTCCAAAACGTGAGGTTTGGCTGTTTAAAGACGAACTGAAACGGTTGCTTGCCTTTGCAAAACCCGACATGCAGTCATTCATTCTTTTGTGCTATGGGACGGGATCACGCAGGGCCGCGATTGAACAACTTGAATGGTATCAGCTGAATTTTGCCCGAAAAACAATCAATCTCGCAAAAGCAGGTGAGAAAAAGACCTGCAAACGCCGTCCAACCGTCCCAATGGGTGATCTTTATGAACGGTTGGAAGCCATGTATAAAAACAGGGATTATGATTGTCCTTTCGTGCTGGGTTCGAACCGTGATCGTCTTTATGAGTTTGAGAAATTATGTACTGAAGCTGGTCTTCTGAACGTACCACAACGTGATGGTCGTCCAGCAGGTAAGATCACCCCGCACGTTTTACGACATTCTAGGGCCACTCACCTGCTTGAGGATGGTGCATCAATATTCGCTGTGTCAAAGCTGCTTGGTGACACTCCAACGACCGTACAGCGTGTTTATGGTCACATCTGCATGTCGTCGCTTGACGATGAGTTGTCAAAATCGAAGTTAGGAGAATAAAATGTTTGAAGAATATCTGATCGAAGTATTAGAAAAATCTGTTGAAAAAAATGGTGATATACCTTTAACAACAGGGCATTTGCTTAATATTTTGAAATTAACTAATCGTAAAATACAACACGATGATTCACTACCTGAGTCACCGTTTTAATCTATAAAAATTAACATTAGGACAATAAAATGAAAATCGAATATAAAGGTAATATTTATAAAACACCAACTGCACATCGTAAAATTGCCACAGAACTCGCTAAAGAATTTTGTGAAAAAAACCAAATATCTTACAAAGAAATCACATCAAAATATGGAATGTGGGATGTCGTTAAAAGAAGGGTTAAAGTTGCAAGATACCTTTTAAATCTAGGATTTACACAACAGGCAGTCGGATATGCACTTAACAAAGACCACACAACAATCGCACATTATAGAAAAGAACGATATGATTGAATAAAAAAAAGAGAGGGCCTCACTTCCCTCTCTCTAAACTAACAGCCTTTTTTGCCGCCAGTTTTGGTTGTGCCTTTACCACCTTTTTTTGTAGTTGCCATGAAAATCACCTCCCTTCAGTTAATTCATCATTTCATTTAACATACCATCATACAACGGGGACACAAGTTTTTGTGCTTCCTCGATGTACCAACGTGGGTCAATGTCAGTCACCTCGCGCATCGTATTTAACGGTGTCGCTTTCCAACCATCATGTATTTTGATCGGACGTTCTTTATCGGGGTTTTTCGCTAACGGGGGCATCACTTTGGTCAGCTGACGACCGTTTTTCGACATGTAATATCTGGTCGTATTCTGAATTTGCTCATCACCCCACATCAAGCGTGATGACCGTGGTACTTTCGTCCGCAACATGAAGGCATACACATCTTTGCACTCATTGATAAAATCAGCGATGTTTTTACCGTTGACTAAATATTCAGTCACAGCCATCTGCACAACCATTGCTGAGTGATTTTTGTGCCATGTAATCGCATCTGGGTTCGGGTGGTTGGGACGGTATAATGCTTCCCATTCATAAGCACCTTTGGCCTTCACTTTTCCATTGGTATAAACACCCAAATAATTGTTTACATCGCGGATGAACATTTTTTTGTAATCAGCGCGTTCAAGGTCTAATTTGGTCAGTGCCATCCATTCTTTGTTGATTTCTTCAACGTCAGCGATTTTATCGCGTCTGACTTTGATTGTGATACCGTCAGTGTTGATCTGGATAATCTGCAACCCCTCGACCGACATATACATCTCAGCCAGCATGCAGAGCATCAGCTGACCATTGATTGTGATTGTCATGGTGTATTGTGGGTCAAAGAATGGACTGAATTTATTGTTACTGTCCCCATACACCCCGTTCAACGCCAATTTCAACATTGCGTTTTCTGGCGTGCCCTTGGGATAGGCGATTCGGTCTTTCTTCAGCTGCGCGTACACAGAACAGAATTTCTTACCAAGATGCTGTGGAAACACCTCATTCACGATCCCGATTGATGGATAAAGTGATGTCACATCATAGTCTAAAATTGCAAAATTCTTGTCTTCTTCAACAATGGTCGATTCGATTGATCCGTGGATACCACCCGTCCCGAAGTCGAACTGGAAGCCGTCAACGATGCAGTTGAGGTTTTTGACCTTACCTTTTGTCAGCTTCATATTCGAGTATTTGGCAAGTTCACCTGTGACATCAATCTCTGTGAACACACCTTTGGTCTCTTTGATTTCCTGTGACCTCATCCACTCTAAAACAGCGTTAAATTCAGGTCTTTCAAACTGCACATACGGAAAAATGATATTACGCAGCTTGATGACATCGCGCTTGGTTTGTACCGGCATGCGACCTTCATCCTCGAATGAAAAGCACTTGATACCGACCTTTTCGAGTTCCATAATGAAGAACTCTTTACCGATTTTGGTGTCATTGAAATTTAAGAAGTTTTTTTCATACTTAACTGTCAATTCCTCTCGAAACCTAATCATTGGAAGGGTTTTGAGGTAGAACTTAAAAGTTTCAGCAACGTCATGCTGACCATACCGCAGTAAAATAGGCCGTTGTTCAGCCGTCAGGGGCAGCATAGGATCAAATGGAAGGTCTTCGATGGTATCTGACTGCATATTAAATTCCAGCACCTTCAGCGAGGTCGCACGCGCCATATTATCGAAGTGGTGGATGCGGTATAGATCGACCTGTGGCACAATATGGTTGTTATCCCACACCATACCACTGAATTTCTCGAACTTCTGCGCGTTGATCAATTCCTGCGCTTTGAGGTGCGCGGCATAGGCAATATCTTTACCTGTAAATTTACCCAATTTAAACTTCATTAGGCAAGCATGGATGACCTGATAGTCAAAGTAGTAATTATTAAAACCGCACCAGCGCACAAATCCGTTTGAACAGTTTCGCACAAACACGCGAA